ATATTTGAGTTTGGGCATTAATACACCCTGTGTCGAAGCACTTTGGTCGCTGGCCAAAGGAACTGTCATTTTGCTTAGTGATGATACGGCCATTTGTTGTTCTCCTATATACTGTTATTTATGGTGGTTGAGTCTGGTCAAAAAAGGAGTGTTGCCACTCCTTTTTCCTTAGCTAGCTACGCCAGATATCTCTCCTGTGTTCTTGATACGCACTGGAATGTAGATGAATTCAACTGCCTTGACCGGCTCAATTGCAATGTCAACATACAACTCGTTACGATCAATACGAGCTGGCGTATTGTTTGTCAAATCACACACAACCAAGTAGTCATACAAACCACGCTTGGCAACCAGGTCAATCATCAGACCGTCAATGGCATTCTTGATCTGATTGCGAGTGATTTGATCGTTTGGTTCAAACAAATACTGCTTGCCAATCACGTCTAAGCGACCACGTATGAACGCAACCAAGCGGGCCACATTGATACGATCCAACGCACTTGTGATCGAAGTTGTTGTTTTATTACCAAAGTTGGTGATACCAACTCCAGGAATAAATGTTATTGGGTTGATTGCATTTTCATACAGTACATCGCGCAGGCCTTGGCGAACACCCAATGACTCAAATTCGCCTGTGCCCGAATTGATGTAGCCAATTTGTAAAGCATTGTCAACTACACCACGGCGTGTACCAGCTGGTGCAAACCAAGGAAACGATACTTCGTCACTGCGGATAATTGTTCTAATCATCATGTGACTTGGCGCAGTTACCACTGGGCTGCCACTTAAATCAGTTGTTTGGCAACTTGGATAGAACACACCCATGTATTGGTTACCGGCAATCAGGCCATCACCAGTGGGCAATCCTAGACCGTTGTTGTTGCTTGCCCAAGTCAAAATATCTTGTGGATCTAAACGCAACGGAGTGTCACCGATGATAAAGCCAGTGTTGCCACGCTCATTGTTCAGTGCAATCATGTTGGGCATTAGTTCTGGATATGCAGGTGTTGCCATCAAGTTGAATTGACGCTGTTCTTCACGGATATCAGTGTTTGTATCAATACCTGCTTTCATGGCAGCAACAATCAATGCTCGTTGAGCTTGACGGCCCATGTATGGAGAACCGTCGGCTCTTAGTCCACTTGCTGTTACCCATGCATTGGTTTCAGCCGGTAATGTGTCGTCTGGGAATGTGACGGAGTTGAAGTAATTTACCTGGAAACTCTTGACATTGAATCCCGAACGGCGTGTGTTGAACAACAACATGCCTTGTGGATATAGTGTTGGCGTAGGAGCATCTAAATCCAAATAATCGCTGGTTAATAAACTTGTAATTGTTGGAAAGGCACCTGTGATAGGATCTGTAGTACCATTTGGTGCCCAACGAGCATCTGCAAATAACACACCACTTTGTGTGGTCTGGTCAGTGTTGTCGATCGGAACCCATTGGTCTTGTCCGCTGACTGACTCCCAGCGACTGATCACTGGATAATTTTCTAAGTCACTTGTGTCAATCCACAAGTCACCGTACACCAATGGAGACTCGGATTCATCAGTTTGTGTAACTGGTGCAGTGGCACTGATGATAGGACCGGTGGCATTGGTATTGCTCAAATCGTAACCACGAACATCGTTTGTTACATTTTGATAACCTTGCCATGATCCGTTGTCTTGAATCATGATATCAACCTCATCAACTGCACTGTAGTACCATAAACGACCGTCTGCTGGATCTTGATCTGGGGCATCCGCACTGGCAATGTAGGTAAATGTTGGTGTTGATACCCAGTTCATCAAAACCAGTCCGGTGGCTACGCCTGCGGTATAAGATAGACTACATCCGCGCACAGATGAATTAAATCCAGCTGTAGCAATAGGTGTTCCTGTCACGTTGGTCAAAGTTATTTGACCGCCAGTGGCATGTGTAAACACAATTGCGCCAGCGCTGTTGACAGCAGCACTGACATAAGGAATGTTTGCTGCACTGACTGCGGCAATAAAATCAGCAGTGGTAGTGCCAAGCACGGTAGCAGTGGCAGTTGTCAATGCTGATGTTCCTGGTTGTGAAGCAGCTATTGTAAACGAGTTGCCGTTTACAAACGGACCCGGGGTGTCGTCATCACCGGTGATCTCTGTTGCACCGGTAGCAAATCGTTCAAATATGACTATAGAACTGGTGTTGTTGTTGAGGTCATCAATTCGGCCAATTGTGGATCCAGCTGGAATATTTGCGCCGCCGCCACTTGGGTCAAGGTCATATGTTGCCTCTCGAGTAGTTGTGTACAATGGGCAGGCCTGCTGTACAAACAAGGCCAAGGCAGTGCTCCATTGCTTGACAGATAATGCAGCACCTTCGTTTACGCTTGAAATCTTTTGCCATACACTGCCAGTTGGGTGTGGTTGAGTTTGTGTGGAACCCCAGCGTGGTGCATCATAACTAGGTGCAGCCAAGAAAGCCGGAGCATACGAATCACCAGCTGTAATGCCCAATGTAGTTAGTGGCGTGCCTGTGCCGGTTGCAATTGAAATAATGCCGCCGTTGCCTGTGCTACCGTCATTGGACGCGGTAGAATCAGCGTACATGTACAGTCTACCACCAATGGTAGCAGCATATACACCTGTGATATTTGCACTGTTGATTGCATCTGCAATACCATCTACTGTGTTGTTAGGGCTAACTGGCACAGTGATCAAAGTGTCATTCACTGTGAATGTATTGCCGGCAGTCAATGATGTTGGAGCCAATGTGCCAGAAACTGTGGGCCATGAAGTTTTCCATTCATCGCTGCCAATCAACACCCAAGTGTTGTACAGGTCTGCCAATTCTACAGAGCTGGTCTGAGCAGATGTTGGACCTCCACGCTTGAAATATCCTGGATTAAATGTTGTGGCAGCGGTAGCAGCGGTGATAGCATAATCACCAATGCTGCCAACTGTTTGTAAAGGAACTGTGCTGGAAACTTCCAATTGTGTTGTGCTTGTAATCACCAATGGAGTTTGCACAGTGAACGCAGCAGTGGTTTCATTCCATTGAAAAATACCCCATCGTGAGTTGGTAGTATCTAACCAGTAAGTATTGTTGTTTGGCGAACCAGTTGGGCGAGTCAATGTGGCTGTTAGCTCAGTCAAGTCAATGTCAACACGCTGAACATACACACGATTGCTTGCACCCAATGCAGAGTAAGCAGCCAATAATCCGTATTCGTTCAGCTCGTAACCATTGATTGGTGTACCAGCAGTTGTTTTGTAGAAGAATGGATTACCGTATGTGGCGGCCAAATCACGCTGACTTGTAATTAAGTATACTCTATTAGCGTTGGCTGCCAATGTTCCTGGTGCTACGCCTACTCCGGCTGCACTGGCTTTGTTCTGGGCAGTTGCCAATAAAATGTACGGTACCGAATTGGTAGCCGACGGGATATACTGACTCTCGTCAATGATGGTTACTTCTACGCCTGGTGATGTTAGTGCCATGGTCTGGTCCTTTTCCTAGTTGCTAATATTTAGCGCTTGCGCAGAAAAACCGCCACGATGTTGTCCTTTAGGAAAGGTTTTATGGTAAATACATCATGGAAAGACCAATGTGTACTGCTTGCAGCCAACGACTGTGTGCTGTTAACTACTATCGTGATGGCATGGCACACTATAGATCTCGATGCGATCAATGCATTAAGAAAAAACGGCGCATCAAACCTCCGGTGGCTCGATGGCAATCAGCCGGCTACAAGAAAAAAACCACCTGTGACCGGTGTGGGTTCAAATCAAAATATGCAGCTCAGTTGTTGGTATATCATGCAGACAGTAATCTGCACAATACCAATGCAACCAATTTAAAGACCGTATGTTTGAATTGTACAGTTGAAATCAAAAAGTCTGATTTGCCTTGGCAGCCAGGTGACTTAACGCCAGACTTTTAACTTGCTCAAACAAATCGTCGATGGTAGAGTCATTGAGCAATACTGCATCAAACTTGGTGCCTACCCATGCTGTTTCACTGGCATGTATTCCTAGTTTTTGCATCCGTACTTTAGCAGTCATGTAGTTTAAACACCGATCGCCGGCATTCATATCCGCAGCATCATTGTACCAGTCTGGCTCAGCGCCACGTTTTACACGAATAACAATGCCACCTGCATCTTTAATTGATCGAATTTCGTTGGGAAAGCGACAGTCACTGATAACAATGTTGTCGGTGCTGTTTCGCAGTTTATTTTCTAATGAAGCAATCCAAATATCATCGTGAAACGCTTTTCGGCACACTTCAGTGCCCCAGTGTTGCAGTACCCAACGCGGTGTAAGATCGGGCATATCAAGCCGCTGAGCCCACCATGGATCAACTTGTTCGCGCCAGGCACGAGCTTGTGTTGTGCGACCTTCCAGCATGATTCGATCCCATCCAAACACCTGTGCCACAGCATCTTTTAAACTGTTGGCAAACGATTCTCGACGAAATCCATGAAAGTTAGTCAAGTAATCCGCAACAGTGTCTTTGCCGCTACCAATGAATCCGCATACACCAATGATCATAAATTTTACCTTATTTTAAATGTCCCAATACAACTCGGGATCAGCAACTTTTTTAAATACAAAATCGTCTAGGCCGATTGAAAAGACTTCGTCACGCAACAGTCTATCAACAATTCCAGCAAAGACTATGTTATTTTCTTTACTCATGTGATTGGCTCGTGTACCCTTTTCCAGAACATATCCTTGATGTTGTGAACCAAATTGTGTAGTTAATTCCTTATGTGATACATCGGTTAGCGAACACCGAAATGCCGACCGACGAGTAATGTTCACATCAAATGCCGGAATCATTATGAGTTTTTTTCCGCGTTTCCCACATAGCCTGATAATCTCTTTTATAGTTTGATTATGCACAAATGTATCAAACTGGTCATTGGTCAAGTTTAAATGATACTGCTCAGCAGCTTTAAACACAGCCAAACGATTTAGATCCATTGATGGATTATTTTTAATTGCATATTGGGTGTTGAACATACAAGAAATATTATGCAGTGAATCCGGCGTCGTGGTCGGATCCGGTCCGGCAAGCCGACCGCTTTGAGTTGCAACAAATATTACAGTGTCGAGATTATCAATATGTTTTATTAACTGTTGATACGACCAGAACAAACAAGTACCAGACCACGCATAATTGTATATGTTGTAGTGATATTGTGTTCGCAATAAGTGACTCCAGGCTATAGGGCCATACTTTTCTGCTGCATAACTATCACCAAATATACCAATTTTCATGACAGTTCCGTTACATTTAGATGTTGCAGGGTTGTCTGCAACATGGCAATTTGCCTACGACAATCTTCCAAAGCGTGGTGGCTTGTGGGCGGCTTAGGCAGCTCGGGCCACAGCCCGAACACAGTACGACTATCACGAACTACATAAAACAACCACGGCAGGGGTTTGCTGTAACTTTTATATGCATGTTCAAGAATATTCATATCATATGTGGGACCTTGCGCCCATATGCGCTTGCTTTGCCATATCAGTTTGCCCAGCTCGTCCAGGGCTTGATCCAATGGAACACGATCTGCTTCATTGAATGCTTCGTCGCGAGCCGCAGCGGGTTGGGTCGCCCACCAGTCTATAGTGTCTTGCTGTATACTGCGAGCGGATTGACTTTCAAGATCAATACGAGCATAGTAATGCCGTTGGTAGTAACCGGTGCCCAAGGGATCAAAGCTCTGGGCGGCTATGGTTAGTATTGTGGTGTCGGGACCTGTACCAAGTCCTTCAAGATCGATCATTAAGTCTGCCATACTGATAGTATAACAGATTTATGACAATTTGCCTAGCAGTGTTTGTTCAAACAACTGGTTTTATTAGCCAATTACCCAACTGAGTGGTTCGGATCCATCTATATAGTTCTTGAGATCTACCAATAAGTTATCCATTTGTGTCTGTGCTTCGCTTTTCATTGCAGCACCGTTTAGTGTGCCGCCACCTTGCGGTCCAGCAATGGTACCAAACTTTTCACGAGCTTCACCAATGATCATTTTACAGTTGGCCACCATGTAGTCACGAATCCATTGTGATATTTGAAAGTCACGCAACAGATTGAATTCTGGCTTGAGATTGTAGGTCCACAACAGTACATTTTCGCCGGATCCGTTGGGATCGCGGATCAGTTGCAGCTTTTTAGTAACTGGATTCCATGTGAAGTTCATGTAACCACCAAACATTCTTGCGGCCAGTTCCACATATTGGCTGTAAAAGTCGTATGTGGCCAGACCGCCTGCTACATTGAAGTTCATGAGATACACGCTCATTTGTGCCTGAGCAAACGGATCAAAGTTTGATGCAAATGGGCCTTGGGAATTTCCAAATGTTCTTCGGAAGATCTGTTTGACTTGAATAACTTCCTGTGGCAAATCGTAGATGGCCACACCGTCTACCAGTTCCAGGTAACTGTAGCTTTCTTCGTAGGCATTCTGTGCTCGCTGACGATAAACTCCAAGGGTGCGTTGGTATGCGGATTCGTAGTGTTCTGCATCCAGCTCAAGGTCAATAATTTGTGAGCCCAGTTGCAGGCGCACATATTCAATGAGATTTTGTTTTAGTGTGTTAAGACTGGTTTCGACTTCAATGGCCATGTAAGAACTCCGTTGCTTATATTTATGGCACTGAATGAATCCAGTCTTACCAGGCTTTTAGAATGATCAAATTCTCTGTGCCACGCCCGTTGAACACTGTTTCTGCTGTGGTAAGATCTTTGTATATCTTCCTGGCTGCCGGCTTGCCTGCGGCACTCATTGCTTTTAGAATGTCAGCTGGCTTGCGAACAGTGCGTTGTTGGCTTTCCACTGTGGAAAACCCAATGATACTGTTGCTCTTCACAGTGAATGTGCCCACATGACTGTCTGCTACCACATGGATAAGTTTGCGCTTTTTGGTGTCGTACAACCAGGCTTCAGTTTTTTCAACAAGATTTGCAGCCGGCAGGCCTTTGAGCTTGAGTTCCGCAAACTCAAGCTGATGTTTGAATTTTGCAGCTCGTTTTTCTGGTGCAATTGCTTTGACTGCACGGGGCTTGCGTTCAACTTTCTTGATTTGCACATAAGCACCGCAGTCGTTGATCACTGCTTCACAAAACTTGATTACATTGCGCATTTGGATTTTGCTGAGATGACTGTAGGCTTCTGTTAGGTCTGCATCTTTGCCGGCTACCACTGCTTCAAATTCCGGTAGCTTTCGTTGCCAAACTTCGGCAATATCTTTGACCATTTGTGGTGCCACATTCATGCCGCGGATTTGTGCAATGGGTTTCCAGTCTGCACTCATCTTGGCGCCGGCGGCAATAAAATCGTCCAGCATGCCTTCCAACTCGCCGGCGCATTCAGTCACCTTGTCACGCAGACGGTCTTGAATGGTCAGCTTGACTGCACTGGCAGCACCAGGATCCACTTCTGCCACTTCTTGCGGTCTCGAGCCCATGGTTTGCTCCAACAGCGATTGTAGTTTGGCTGACTCTGAATCGGTCAATTCCAGTCCCACCGCACTCATACGGCACAGCCATGCCGCTGTCAAAACAATAGTGCTGTCGCTGACGCCACGCAGGCGTTTGATATCTGCCCGACGGCCATGCTGTTCCAGATATGAAACAATCATGTCTCTAGCATCTTTTTTATTGTAAAAGTAATTGTACCATGTGAATGCAGCCGACATCAATCCGGTTCGCAATTCTGGGCGTGGCTGCACTTCCCAGGTGGGTTCCTGCCCCATAAATTTGGTGTCAGGGCTACGGGGATTCAGTGCTTTAACGCGAGTGTGTGCAATCATTGTGTCAGCTCCTTTGTTCAATTAGTGTAATTATAGCAGTTTTGATAATTATTGTCAACCAAAAGAAAACCCGCCAAAATGACGGGTTTTGACTGTTAGTTACTGTAAGTATACGGGTTTGCCTCTCCCCGTATATCCCATATGGGGATACTGTATTTTTCTGCTATTTGCACACACATATCTCTTGTGCCCAAATGTTTCCATGGGGAAAAAGCAGTTAGTTTAGGAGGATTAACTGCAAAATATGCCCGCATTATCTCGCGCACATTGGCCACTGCCTGTTTATATTCTGCTGTTTTGCGTGACTCAATGGCAGGCCTGTTTTTATCTACATACTGCAACAATGCGGTAAATTGCTTTTGTGTTTGCGGGGCAAATGCTAACATAGTGGCTCCTGTGTTGATTAAGCGTTAATTATAGCACTTTGGGCAATTTGAGTCAACCAAAAGAAAACCCC